CTCGGTTGAGAGCAGCGTGGTTTGCGCTCGGCTTAATGACCGCGTTGATGGCCGAGTCGTCACCGGTGAATGCGCAAGCTGCCGAGAGCGGCCAGTTGTACATGAGAGCGTGGTAGGCCATATTTCCGAGAGTGTTGAACAGGAATGTCCCAGCCTCTCCGGTGAACCGCATGACAGGGAGAGCGCCAGCGTAGCAGAAGGACTGCAACTTCAGGTGCTCGTAGAAATCGATGAAGGCCCGCGGGATACCGAAGAACTGCAGGAGCTTCAGTTCAAAAGCCAGAAAGTCACAGGTTTGCCCTTGGTCGAAGGCGGTGAAATCTGTGGCCGTGGAGTCAGTGGAGAAGGACCAATGGCGATCGACGAAAGCCGAAAGCTCATTCTCGGTGGAGCGGAAATGGACCCGCACGTTCGGGGGGAGCTGAGGGAGGATCTGTCGCGCAAGATAGCGGCACATCGGGTTGAGGACCTTGAGTGCAGCGGTTGCAAAGCACCCAATGATCTGGCCGGGGGATGCGGACGAACCCATCTTCTCCAGCTTCTTGACCAGTTGGCTCTTCAAAAAAAGGTGAACTTTTTCCGGGGGCCAGTCAGCGTCTGAGCGATCGTCGGAGTTCCGGAGGATGTGGAGCGGCTTCGCCATCTTAGCAGCTTCAGCTTCAGAAACGGCCTGCATGTAGTGCACGTCATTGTAAGGCGTAGCCTTGATCTTGAAGCGCTGGATGAACGCGAGGAAGAGATAGTACCCTCTCGAGGATTCACGGGAGAGCTGCTCACGATTCTTGGCGAAGGTGGAAAGATGGATCCGCTTCTTCATCGACGCCGCGTAGGTGGTTGGATCGGTGTTCCGATGATGCATGAAGAGACCAGCAAACGGGCGGTCGGGTCGGTCAGGGGAGAACTGGTCAGAGTACCCGTGCACGGGATGAAACAGTTCACGATCAAAACGGTCCTGGAGATGATCGACAAGGAGCGCATCAGCGAACGTCTCAGATTCAACGGGGAGATGGGTGCGCGGGGCAGTGGAGGCCGTTTCCGGTTTACGGACAGGGATGAGAGGGACAGGTGGAGCTGGGGCAAGGCTCAGATGGGCCCGAAGATTGGAGAGAGCCGGGTCGGAGAGGAGCACAGGGAGATAAGCCGAGGCGACACTGTCGGCGGAGGCGGTCCATTGCTCAAAGGGGTCGAGGCGATGATCAGGGTCGTCCTCGACATCATCCGCAGCACCGATCAGATTGCGGATGATTTCCACAGAGGCTGGGAGATTATCAGCCATCGCGGCGTTTAGAAGGGAGCGGAGGTCACCTTGCATAATCATGTTCAGGGCCGGGCTCATCATAGAGTTGGGAGGGAGGAGAGAGACGAGGTAGATGCTCTGCCGACCGCGAGTCAGAGCTGTGAGGAGGGTTGCAGCGGAGGCCACATTGCTGTAGTGATTGATCACGACCTGGTAGTCGGTATCAAAGGTCAAGCCTTCCGAGTTGAGGTAGGTGTAGACCTCGCGGTGGCCGAGATTCCCAAAGCGCGTAACGGCGTCATCCTCAGGAACAAGGGTGGGGAGGTGGCATTGGGAGTCGGTGCGGAAGTACA